ATAAAGAACCGGACATTGTCCAGGTAGAAAAAATTGTTGAAGTGGAGAAAGAGATACCAGTTGAGGTTGAGAAACCAGCATCAGGAGATCTTAAAGTAGCCGCACATTTAATGGCTATAAGTGAATTAAACAAAGAAGATTTATCAGAAGCACAAATATTAGAAATGTTACAAAAATCGTCAGACGAAGAAGTAAAAAGGAAATTAGGATTTTGGGCGGTACAACTACCTAAAAATGATGTCGATAAAGAACCCACCAATAAGAAGTATATAGGTAAAAAATGAGCGAAGACAAAAACTTAACCTGTAACTTTTGTGGTAAGAAACGAGACGACGTAGAAAAACTAATTGCAGGACCTGGTGTTTATATATGTGATGAATGTATCAAATTAAGTTACAGTATAGTTGCACAAGATACCTCTGTTGATATCGACAACTTAAACTTTTCAGAACTACCTAAACCCAATGACATCAAAGACTTTTTAGACATATACATTATGGGTCAAGATGGTGCAAAAGAAATTCTATCAGTAAATGCTTATAACCATTACAAAAGAATATCTAATGTTATAACAGACGTGGAATTAGACAAATCAAACATATTACTATTAGGTCCAACTGGCACAGGAAAAACTCTGTTAGCCAAAACATTAGCAAAAAAATTACAAGTACCATTTGCAATAGCAGATGCAACAACATTAACTGAAGCAGGATATGTTGGGGAAGATGTTGAAACAGTATTAGAACGATTAATTACTTTAGCAGACTACGATGTAGAACTTGCACAACGAGGTATAGTGTTTATAGATGAGGTAGATAAAAAGGCCCGTAAGTCAGAAAATAATACGGCTACAAGAGATGTTAGTGGTGAAGGTGTACAACAAGCATTGTTAAGACTTATAGAAGGAACACAATGTAAAATAAAAGCAAACACCAAAACCAAATACGGAGAGGAGTTTATAGAATTTGATACCTCAAACGTGTTGTTTATACTGGGTGGTGCTTTTGTTGGTATAGAAGATATCATAGAAAAACGATTAAAAAGTAAATCTAAAATAGGTTTTAATAGTAAAATACTTACAGATGAAGACAAGCAAGACATCCTTAAACAAATTAATCCAGAAGATGTTGTACAATTTGGTATGATACCTGAACTAGTAGGTAGACTGCCTGTAATTGCAACATTGGAAAATTTATCACAAACACAATTAAGAAACATCTTGACAGAAGTTAAAAATAGTATTATAATGCAAGTACAGTCTTTATTAAGACTTGATGAGATAGAGTTAGAATTTACAGATGAATATTATGACCAAGTGTCAAGATTAGCAATACAATCCAAGATGGGTGCTAGAGCATTAAAGAGCCTTGTAGAGAATAGTCTTATAAACATAATGTTTAGAGTAAATGAGTTCAATATTAATGGGGTTAATGCCATTAGATTTGATAACTATCCATATAAAGGAAAAGAACCTAAATTGATATTTGCAGATCGTGAAGAGACAGACAACAATTACAAATTATACAGAGGAATAAATGAGCTGGAAAAATAACAACACCAAGAAGGATTTTAATCACAAGGCGAGGCAGGATAAAAAAGCTCGTGATTACAAAGAGAAAGATAAGTTTGCCGGTCGTGCAATAGAAGTTTACAATGGTGATGTAAACGGAGCAATAAGAAAACTAAAGAAAGTATTAGAGAGAATGGATTTCCAAAAGGAATTATCCAAACGTGAGTTTTATGAGAAGCCATCTGCGGCCAAGAAGCGTAAAAAAGATCAAGCAATTAAAAGAGAAAATAAAGCAAGAGATTTAATGATTATGAGGGGAGAGTGGATGCCGCCTACACCAGTGGGAAGTAAACATTTAAAAGGCAAACGAGAAAAACGTAAAGCCTGGAACCAAATAGAGAGAGTAAAAGTTTTAAGAAAAAGAGGCAGAGGCTCTAATTAAATATGAAGATATCTGTAGTTAGTGGAGGATTTGATCCATTACATTCAGGCCATATTAACTTACTAGAACAAGCGGCAACATTTGGCGACAAATTAGTTGTGCTAGTTAATAGTGATGCATGGCTCACAAGAAAGAAAGGCAGGCCCTTTTTGCCTTTCGAAGAAAGATCATTAATAGTACAACGCATGGACATGGTGGACAATGTGTATGCTGTTGATGATAAAGACAATAGTGTAACCAAAGGACTTATTCAAGTCAGAGACGCATTCGGACACGATAATGATTATGTATTCTGTAACGGAGGTGATAGAGGAAAAGATAACATACCCGAAATGGCAGTTGAAGGTTACACATTTGAATTTAGTGTTGGTGGAGATAACAAAGCCAACAGCAGTAGTTGGATATTAAAGGAATGGCAGTACCCAACAGAACGCAGAGTATGGGGCGAGTTTAGTGACTTGTTTCAGGACTCAGCAGTAAGAGTTAAAGAGTTAGTAATTGAGCCTGGTAAAGGCATCAGTTATCAACGCCACTTTAAAAGAGATGAAATATGGTTTGTAAGTAAAGGACAATGCATTGTAAAGCATGGTAGAGATACAGACAAGCCAGAAGAATACGATACAATTAACTTAAGAACAGATGAGTCTATTCATATTAAAGTTAAAGACTGGCATCAAATTATTAATGATAAGCCAGAACCTTGTCATATTATAGAGATACAATATGGTAAAGAAACTAATGAAGAAGATATAGAACGTTTAGAGTACTACGACGGAGAATAGAATGAGAGAACTTGATACATTAAAAGTATGTGATATACTAAATGATATTATAGAATTAGAGATGGCTGGTGTAGTGAGATACGCACACAGTTCATTAATGATTACCGGACCCAACAGGATTCCTATTGTAGCATTTCTACAAGAACAAGCAACAGAAAGTTTACAACATGCCTTACAGGCTGGCGAATACATCACAGGCTTTGGCGGACATCCTAGTCAGCAAATAGCACATATAGAAGAGTCACATAATCATGATGTAAATCAGGTGCTAACTGAGAGTTTAGAACACGAAGTAAGAGCAGTTGACAAATACAAAGAGCTTTTAACAGAAGTTGAAGATGCAAGTATAATGTTGGAAGAGTATGCCAGAGGACAGATTGGCATGGAAGAACAACACGCATTAGAAATTACAAAAATGTTAAAGGATTATGGATCTTAAAAATAAGAAAGTAGTCTTTGTACTCACATATATAGAAGCAAAAGATTGGAATAAATTCTATCCAGCATGGATGTTTGGCCAAGTATACAGTGACTATCAATTCATAGTTTTAGATAACGGCAACCAGCCTTTAATGGAGGAGTGGTGTAAACTTACAGGCTCTTACTATTATGGTGCAGAGCATAACTTAGGCAGTAGTGCAGGTTATAACTGGATATTCAGAGTTGCAGAAATTTTAGAATTAGATAGAGCAGTATTACTACAAGCAGATGTAGAAATAATAAGTAAAAGTTGTCTAGATGACTTGTTTGATGAGAAATGGAAAGAGAACGATATACCATTTTGGCCAATGGAGCCTAGAGAGATGTGGGACACACAAACGGATAACTTAGGCGGCTGTTACAATTTAGGACAATTTTTTAGTTTTAATCCAAACTATCTGTTATCAAATAAATTATTAGTAGATGAAAATTATGTAGTAACACATTTTGATGATGCTGATCTTATGAGAAGAATGTTAGAAGTAGGAACTAAGACGCATAATTTATTACTTAATTACGAACATATAGACGTTGTAGCAGGTCCAGACAAAATATCTACTTTTGTTGCTGGACTTTATAATATGTATCACTTCTCAAGTTTACAGTCTGGTTCAGAGAATCATAAGGAATGGCTTGACCTTAATCAGCCTTATCACGACAAAAAATGGTTTAATGAATCTAAAGATTATGCATACGCATTTCCATTTGGTCAATGTGACCCTGAAGATGGTAAAGATATAAGTCATAAAGAACTAGAAAAATTAGACATTAATAAATGCGATCCACATAGTCATAAATGGTTACCATTAGGATACCCTCCATATCCCACAGAGTATGAAGTAAATAGATTTTGGAAAGAATTAACTGAGAAAGAAGAATAATATGTATGATATATCAGAAAAAGGCGAAAAACAATTCAACAGAGTTATTTGGCTCTTAAGAGGACTTTACATCTTAATACCTGTATCTATATTCCTGATATAGTTGACAAATTAGAACTACCTGTTATAATAGATGTATGACTATGCATCTTGATAACAGGTTTTCTACGATAAACACTAAAAAACGTAAGATTAAAATTACTAAAGCCAAGATGGCTGAGTATGAAGTACGTTGGAGAAAGCATAACAAGTGGGCAAAGCAAAACAACATGCACGACTTGAGATGTGATACTGTCCAGCAGTACATTGATTACTGTCATGGCAAGACACCTAAACGTGAAGTAAGACTAGACAGGACTAGATTCACACCAGAAAAGTCTTATGCTCAAAAGCAAATAGAAGAATTTAATAAAAAATATCCTTCCTTGCCAATGGATCCAAAAGGTTCTCATAATTGTGGTAAGAAGGAAACTATGAAGTACACAGGCGATCTTATAACTGGCATTGCTACAATGCACAAAAGTAATGCAGTACCTGTAATGAAAGGCACTTCTCAGGCAATAGACATTGCAAGGATGAGACGAGGATGATACTAGAGGCATTTTTATACATATGGTATGACTCTATTGAAAAGATGTTCTATCTTGGATGGCACAAAGGTACAGCATATGATAATTATGGTCAGTCTTCTTCTGTATTGATGGAGGGTTATAAGGGAAATAAGCCATGGAAACTTTATAGTGATGCTCCACCACATTTTAAAAGACGTATACTTGCTTGGGGAACATCTTTAGAAATGATGCAACTAGAGAACAAATTGTTAATGAGCCGTAAAGTAAGATTTAATCCTAAGTATTATAATAAAAGTTATGGCAGTCCTACAGTTGCAGATCAAAATGGAGAGTTTAATTGTAACTATCAAGACAAAGGATTTTCTAACAGGCATAATGATTCTGAGCTGTATGCAAAATTGGACCATGAAGGATATCAGAAAAGACATAGTGACCCAAATAAAAGAGCACGTGACTGTGCAAGGATGTCTTTTAATGATAAAAAGAGAAAAGGTAATAAGGAAAAAGCAAGGAAGCATTGGAATGATTGGTACAAATATAGTCTGTTTAAGTCAAAAAATCGCAGAAACGATCTGTGGGAATCAGATACATTTGAGATGTGGTACTATCGTGAAGGTAGTGAATTAAATTTTAGAGACAGATGGTTAGTAGATGCATAAAAAGATAGATCATTGGAAAAACGTTTGCAAATTGCATTGGAAGGAAATTGTAACATTATCTATTGCATTACATTGGATGGTAGATTTACTCATACTAGGCCCTATTATATTTTTTCTAGGCGTTTGGTTTGGGATAAGTTTGGAGCATTAATGGACCTTACTGGAATAATGTTACCGAACGGATGGGAAATGCCAGAGTGCAAACATCCAATAGAAAAATGGTGTAGTAATTGTGACAGAGACTATGTTACATATGATAAGATACCACACTTTAGGAAGTACAAAGAGTTCCATGTATGGACTCACGAAGAATTTGATAGAGAGAGGAATGAACAAAATCATGGCAAATAAAGAATTTCATCCAGATGAAATAGCAAACAGTAGTCGTATACAAAAAAGTGCTACACCTAAACACGACGTTAGTTGGTATGTTAAGTGGGTAGCAAGTTGTTTTATATTAAGTAGCATGAGCATCAGAGGTATAGAAGGCTTACAGTTTTACGACACAATATTAAGTTTAGTTGGTGTAACAGGCTGGATGGTAGTTGGCTTGTTATGGAAAGATAGAGCATTGATACTTTTAAATGGTGCAGGTATAGTACTGTTTATTAGAACATTAATAGCAGAATACTTTATGGTGATGTAATGGACAAGTCATTTAAAGAACAAGTTAAAGGTTTAGATACTACAAGTAAAGCAGGACAACTTGCACGTGAGTTAAATGCAGAGCGTACTAGACTTAAACAGGAACTAGAAGAAGCACAGGTGCAGGTTGAGGACTTAACGCCAGTTACACCAGAAGGCACTATTGACAGTTATATAAAATGGTTGGCAACTATACTGGCAGTCGCAGGAGTGTTTTTACAGAGTGCAGACTTTATGACAGCAGGTAAAATAGCCTATGCCTTTAGTAGCATGGCTTGGATATATGTAGGGCATTGCTGGAATGATAAAGCAATTATGATAGGTAGTGCTATAACAGGCACAGCAGTACTAATGAATTTAGCAGAGTTAATACAATGACAGAGATACCAAAAGGGCATGGCAAATGGCATGGCGGAAAAGGTAGTGCTCCTAAACAATCTGACCATAAAAAATATGCAGACAATTACGACGCAATATTTGGAAAGAAAGAAAATAATGACGATGAATTTCCTGATAGAGCAAGACCAGATGGTTTAGTTTGGCAAAAAGATAAGATAAAAAATGATGGGCCACCAATGCCTAACGGATTACAAAGAGCGTGGGAACGCAAGGATAAAAAATAGCACTATGCCAAATCAATACACAAAAGCAAAAGAGGAAGGAAGACCTAAACCTGAACTAACTAAAGAAGGAAGGCAGAAAATAAGAGAAACAAATGCCAATAGAGATTGGACTGAAGAAAAAAGACAAAACCATTCCAGTTCAATGATAAAAGCAGTAAAAGAACATCCAGACTCATACACAAAAAACAATGTAAGTGGTAGAGTGAAGATAGTAGAACACAACGGCCACATGCTCAAAGGAAGTTGGGAAGTAAAAGTAGCCAAATGGTTAGATTCTCAAAATATACCTTATAAGGTAGAGCATAAAGGATTTGACTATGTCTATGAGAATATAACTAGGCAATACTTCCCTGATTTTTATTTACCAGACCTCGATGTTTATATCGAAGTAAAAGGATATAAGAGAGATAAAGACGTTGCTAAATGGTCACAGTTTCCAGATAAACTAGTGATAATTGATAAACCAATTATTGACACATTAGATGAATACAATGTACAAGAAGTTATAAAAAGTGGAGCATATAAATGATTACAATACCAGACTTAATTGGATTTTCAGGAGTGGCATTACTAATAATAACTTATGCTATGCTACAGTTAGATAAGATAGACCCCAAAGGCTTTTGGTATAGTTTTAATAATTTTATAGTAGCAATACTTGTCACAGTTAGTTTAGTTTACACACCTAACTTAGCAAGTTTAGTAATAGAGTTCTTTTGGTTCCTTATAAGTGTCTATGGTATTGTTATGTATTATAAAAGACGCAATGTATAAACACAGGATCATTGAATGTAATGTAAATGACTCTTCTGATTGGGATTGGATATACGATGAAGCAGTTCAAAATACTCTTAAAGAATATTTTAAATGGGCAGATGATAACAAGGGGAACATAAATTTTGAGAAGAGTTGGGCTGATGTATCTTATACCCTTACAATGCAAGTAGACGCAAATTTTGAAGACAAGGATACTTATGCCTTATTTAAATTAAGTTTTGGCAATAAGCCATATAATAAATTAAACGTAAACACAATGGAGTTCACACATGATTAAAGCAAGTAAAAGACAAGCATTTAAGGAATCTGTAAGCGATACAGCATTAGCCTTCGCAATGAACGTACCAATTGGTTTTGGCATTATCGCCTTTGCTAACTGGATAGGAATAATAACTGTAACCTACGAACAAAATGTTAAACTTGTAATTCTCCAAAATATTGTTTTTACTACTGTTGCGATTATTAGAAAAACTTATGTAAGAGTATGGTTTGAGAATAAAAGATTGCAAAAAGGTGCTTG